CCTCATCATCGACGTACTTAATCCATTCTTCCTTAAAGATTCCTCCACTGAAGGACTCAAAGGTGGCTTCAAATTCCTGTCTAAAGGCTTGAGTAGACATTGTGCTCTTTGCAGCAGCGATTTCTTTGGGGTCCAATAATGGATTGTCCGTAGAATTAAATTGAAATGCTTGCCAGTCATCGTCTTTAAGTGCTTCTATATATAATTTATAAAAATGATTCTTTCCTGCAGGAGTACCAATAAACATAGCACCACCTTTTACATCTGCAAGAGTAGGTCTTAAAATCATTTCCCACACTTCAGGCTTCATACTAGCATATTCATCGAGCACTACGTACTCTAATCCTACGCCCCTCAAAGTATCTGGTCTATCTGAACCTTTAAGGTATATCTTTCTGTCGTTGACTAAAGTTAACACTGCTGTGTTTTCGTGAGCAGCTTTTATAACATCCTGCCCTAACTCCTTTAGCATACCCCACATAATATCTTTTGATTGTTGGAATGTGGGACCAACGTAAAACACGTCTTTGCTTTTGCTTTGTAGTGCTTTGATTAATAAAACCCAAGCAGCTAACCTTGACTTACCAAATCTTCTTCCTGCTGAAATAACTTTAAAACGAGCTGGAGATTTAAATATCTCCATCTGAGCATCGTGGAGAGAAACTTTAATATCAGCCATTAATCGTCTATAGCTTCTATTACTTCACCTTCAAAGGTAGCTTGTTCCTCTGCTTCTTGCTTTTCTATAGCCTTTACGGATTCAACAATAATATTTATTCCTAAATCCTGGTGTTCATGTTTTATTTCAACAGCTTTATGTGCTGGAACAATTCTATCCATGCACATCTTTAAACAATGTCTATCTCCTGCTAAAGCTAACTCGATAACCTTGTCAACTATCTCTGGTCCTTTAGCTGATAATACTTCTCTGCTTAAAGCTGTATATTTGTTTACTGAACCTACGGGTCTGCCTGCTGGATTCAATGATGGCATGCCCTTGTATAAATTGGGATTACCTGATTTCTTTTTTGTTTCCTTTGGCATACCTTTGTCCTGTTAAAAAAGGGAGGTTCTATACCCCTATTATACCACGCTTTGTTCATAATTGCAACACTTTTCTCAAAAAAGCCACTAATTGTACCTTTAGGTTAGTAAATTGCTAATGTAGGGTCCAAATTCCATCTCATGTGCTATTGAGCTAAAGTTTAACTTTCGAAATTATAAATATGGGTCCCCCCGTGGCTGTGCGTGGCTCAAAATGGCAACTTCTGACCAGTCACGGCTAATCATGGCAACGGGTGATTATGGTTCAGTGTGGTCAAGTGTGGTCATGTGTGGTAAGTTGAAGTAAAAGTGTCTGTGATAGTGGTTATATTAATAACAACAGATGTATTATAAATGCAACAAATGTACACTTATGTTGAGTAAATACAACAACTTACCTGTAAGGCTCAAGGATAGCCTAAATTTAAACGATTAGCTCTAAGCACTAGGTATGGCAGGGTAAAGAAAAATAATGGCTCAGAAACAAAAATCAATTATTATTGGGGTAGTAATACAATCACTAGGGTAGAGAACAAAGTACGCTATATCGAAGAATTTCGAACGATTAGAGCATATTGATAATATATGTAATTATTTATATATTTATTTATATTTAGGGGTTGACAGAATAAAAACTTTTGTTATAATGGACCCAACACCAACAAAGAGAGACAGTGTTTATTGAGAAGAAACTTTTTTTTACTACGGAGAAACATATGAAAAAAACTATAACACAAACTAAAAAAGAAGATTTACATCATTATGAGGGCGTTAGCGGTAAAGCAGTTGTTGTTTATTTGCTTAAAGCACACAAAAACTCAATTGGCATTTATGACTTTGCCAACAGTCTTGAGAGAGAAGATACATCTAAACAATACGCTTTAGGTGTTTATTCAAGTTCTGAATATAAAGAGATGAGAGAACACGCTAAAAAGCACACTAGATTAACTGGTGAGTATGTAAGCGAGTTAGAGACATTTATAACACTATAACAGGAGAAAACAAAATGACAAACCTAAGAAACTACAGCGACAATGAACTGAGCTTGCAAGTATACAATGACGAGCTTTTATATAGACTAAGAAAAGATATTGATTTCTTAATGGCTTTTATAGATGAGACATTTCACTACACAGAAGCACAGAGAAAAATATTAATTGATGACTTAAACCAAGAGGAGAAATAACAATGAATAAATTTCAAATGACAGATGCAAAGAGTGGGTTAAATCTAAAGAATGGTAAAATAGATATGAGTTTATATACGACTGTTTACAGGAACCATGACGAGGACGATATAAACGAAGTGGACTTATTATTATCTCTTTTAGGTGGTTATAATAAACACGGGAGAAAGTTTGACCTTGAGCAATTTAAAGAGCTAGAAACAAAGTTTAATGAAATCATAGAACAAGCAAGTGAGATACTAAAACAAGAAACCACAGAAGAAAGAGAAGTCAGAGAGTATACCGAGGACAGCCAAAAAGGGGTCTTATTCTAGACTTTATTTAATACCCTTAACAACCCCCTTCATTGGGGGTTTTGAGGTGAAAGAACTATAATTTTATAACTATGAGAGGTAATAATATGCAAGTATCAAATATCGTAAATAACAACAACAACGCAGTACCCAATCAATTTATTATTAGAGATAGGAAGAATAAAAAAACATGGTTCCAGTCTTACGACTCAATAATAGTCAAATGGGATGACAATCAAATCTACCTTGATGAATATTACTGGGACTACTCAGTCACTACAGGTAAATATAGAAATCAGGTTTTGTGTGAGAACATCAAGGAAACAAGAAAGAAAATTGATAGTGGTGAGTATATATTGACTAACTTGAACTAAGACCCACACCAAGACAATAAGCCCCTTAATTGGGGCTTTTGTGGTTCTTACCGTATTACTAGTAAGAATAAGAACCATTAATTATATAGACCTGTTTACAGGGGTTTTTAATGCTTAAAATCTGCAATACAAGCTCCATATTTTAGATTTAAGCGTACTTTATTGATTGAGTAATACCAAGGCAAGGCTAAATAATAAAGATTAAAGGAAGGTACCTTCATGACTGCGAGAGCTAAATTAAAAATAAAGTTAATAAAAAGCTTGACAAATAGAAAAAAATCATTAAACTTGTGTGCTGAGTATAAAGAAGGATAGACACCATTAGGGGGGACCTTCGGAAGTAACCCTTAGCTCAAGTAATTTTTTTTACAAAAATTTTGGAGAATAAATAATGTATAAAGTAGTAGACCACCACACAGACCAAGGACATAGAGTAGCTTTAATATTCAAACAGGGCAGGAAGTGGACCCATCTTGTTTATTATGACTACCCTATCAGAGTAAGGAAGGTACTTAATAACGAGGAGAGATACTGGAAGCACTTAACAAAGTATGATACCTCTAAGGGCATGAAGTACGCAATTAAGAAGGTAAGAGAAATGGCAAGGGAATACTATGGCTTAGAAAGAAACATTCCCAAGTCATTAAAGAAAGTATATAAATTTTAATAGAGGAGTAAACATAATGGCTAACTATAAATATGAAGTATTATTTGGTAATGATGGTTTATCAGTAAAAGTAAATACTCTTGAAGAAGCAGAAGAATTAAAAGCTTCAATGAATGAAACAGCAGAGTATAATAATAATGTACGTATCAAAAGATACTGGTACATGGACGAACTTATAACAGAGGAGAAGTAATGGACATAAATAAAATTATTGAATGGTGGAAGGAAACTGATAATTCACAAGTTGAATTAGAAAATGAACTTGAATTTCATAATATTGATTTATCAGTAAATGAATTTTTAAAATTAACAGAGGAGAAGTAATGGAAAGGAATAGCTTTAGTTTTATGAAGGAAGGTTTTGACTGGGAACAAGAACAGTCTAAAGACATGCAAGAACTAGAAGATAGATATGACTCAGATGAAGAAGAATTAAAACGTGAACAAGAGATAATGAGGAATGATGACTTGCGTGATGAGTATAGAGAGCGAGGACTAGACCCTCGTGATTTTTGGAGCGAATGATGAACCTAACAATATATACAAGTGATGTAAGAAACTTTGATGAGGAAGTGGATAAACACTTTGATGTTAAAGACTGGCACGGTTCTGGATTGTTTGACAAAGATGATAGGCTTTCTTTAGATAACTACAAGTATGGACTTGAACCTTACACATATATCAGTATAATGGTGGATATGCAAGAACAGATTAACGAACTAAAGGAGATACTAAATGCCAAACCCTAACAATAATATGAACATGTATAACCAAGCATTGCAAATCAATAGAGATTTAAAGAAAAGAATTGACAGAGCAGTTGAAATAATTGATGACTTTATTGAGTTTGATAGCAATTTTATAGATGAATATGACGATTTTTTACATGGACTAAAGGAGTATCTAAATGGCAGACATTAATGGAGTAGAAAGAACTTATGCTAACAAAGGTGAGTATGATTGGGAAGGTGGTGAGGTAGATGAGCCACAATTATACAATTATAAAGTAGATGTTAAGTGGACAGGTACCATAGCTTCATTTAACATAGTGGCTGAGAGCCAACAGGAAGCTGTTCTAGTGGCTAATAAAAAGTTAGACATGGATAGCAATGGGTTAATACATTTTGATGTGGAGAAACAGCAATGAGAAACGAAACTAAAGTAAAGTATTTAAAAAAAGATAAAGTACAAATAACTATGTCGCTACAAGGATATGCCAATATATGTAAATATTTTAATTCTTTTAATGACGCCATGAATGAAGTTGGTGAGTTGATGGACTTTAGAATGAGCGAAGTAAGAGATATGGACTATTTAAGGTATACCATTATAAATCATTTAGGTCTTGAAAAGATTCAGTCAAGCGGTTATTATAGCGATTTTAAAATACCTGATAACGGAGATAAATAATGAGATGCAGAGCATGTAACAAACAACTGAACGATAACGAGTCAGTGTATAAAGACAATGAAACAGGTGAGTATTTAGATATATGTAACAACTGTATCCGTAAGAGCTATGCAAGTTTTGATTTGGAAGGTGATGATGATAGAAAATATCTTGAAACTTTGTTTACAAAGCTTTAAAAGTGTGTTATAATATTATTATAGATATATATAAAGTAGTAAAGGTTAATAAAGGTTAAGTAAAGGATAAATAAAATATATATTAATAGCCATTATGGTGTCGTGGCTGTTAATAATTTTCAAGACACCAATGAGGATATAATTATGGCAGTAGCAATCGGTGAAGCACTATACCCCGCTCTTTTTGAGCCTAAGGTAGATAAATACACACCAACTCCTGGAGTTTATTCAATAGACTTAAAGGTAACTGATGAAGAAAGGGATAGACTAATAGCATCTGGGTTAAAACCAAAACAAAAAGATGCTAATGTGTTTGTGTTTAAGCGTAAGCCTATCACAGCTAAAGGTAACCACATGCCTGCACCTACGGTAGTAGATGAGAACAAGCATGGTTGGGATAGTGCAGTTAAAATTGGTAATGGTTCACAGGTAAAGGTAGCATACTCTACTTACGAACACCAAGCGACTGATGTTTATGGTCTTGGTAAATCTTTAGATGCAGTACAGGTGGTAAGCCTTGTTGAATACTCTGGTGGTGGCAATGCCATCGATGAGTTTGATGCAGTAACTAAAGAGGATGTTCCGTTCTAATAGGCATAACATGTTATGTCATGGCTACTCTGTAATGGGGTAGCCACTTTTAATTTAACTGGGATGAATTATGGAACAGCAAGATGGCACCTTTGTCCAACATGAACCATGTCCAGAGTGTGGCAGTAAAGATAACCTAGCAAGGTACTCTACTGGTCAAGGATATTGTTTTGGTTGTGGACATTGGGAAGGACCTAACGGTCAAAGTAAAGCTGAACCAATTATAGGGGATAAGAGGATGGAATTATTTACAGGTAACAGTGGTGCCATTGTAGACAGAGGTATCAACGAGGATGTAGTACGAAAGTATGGGGTTACCTTACAGTATGGAGAGGATGGTTTAATCAAGAAGCATTGCTATCCATACCATGATGCTGACAATGGTGAGCATCTAGGTAATAAGGTACGGACTGTTGAGTCTAAGGACTTTCTATATGATGGTAACAGTAAGGATGTAGGACTATTTGGAGAGAACATATTCAAGGGTGGTGGTAAGTACATCACAGTCTGTGAGGGCGAGCTTGATGCAATGAGTGTTCACCAAATGTTTGGTAACAAGTACGCATCAGTCAGTCTACGCACTGGCTCTAAGGGTGCGAAGAATGATATTAAGCGTAGCCTTGAGTACCTAGAGTCATTCGACTGGGTAGTGTTGTGCTTTGACACAGACAAGGCAGGTAAGGAAGCAACCAAGAGTGTAGTAGATTTGTTCTCACCTAATAAAGTTAAGGTGTGTAACCTGTCACTCAAGGATGCTAACGAGATGCTACTAGCAGGTAAGATTAGTGACTTCACCAGAGCATGGTGGGATGCTAAACCTTACAGACCTGATGGTATTGTAGCTAGTGAGGACACATGGAACATATTGACAGAGGAGATACGTGTTGAGTCTGTTCCTTATCCTTGGGCAGGCGTCAATGATTTAACTTATGGCTTCCGTAAGGGTGAGCTTGTAACTATTACAAGTGGTTCTGGCATGGGTAAATCTCAAATGGTCAGAGAGCTGGAACATTACTTGCTCAATGCAACTGATGAGAACATAGGTATCTTAGCTTTGGAGGAGAGCGTAAAGAATACTACGCTAGGTGTTATGTCCA